ATAAGAAGACTAAGAGAGTACAGAGGTATGTTTGAAGTTATGCGTGTGCCTAACGTTACAAACATTTGCTACGGACGAGATGTTGGCTACAAGATAGAGAAGATAGAGTTGCCTGCACAAGTTGAAGCGATCTCTGCTACAAAAATAAGAAATGCTAGATAGCTGTTACAATAAGAAGTTTTTCAATAAAAATAGAATAGATCATTTGTGTGATATTATAGAAAGAAATCATCACGAAGTAGAGCAAAGCAAAAATCAAGCTGGAGACAAAAAGAAGACTAAAACATTATTGGTATATCGTGGTGTCATCAAAGAGCTTACCAAAGATCTAGAGTCTTTTGTTATCTGGGCAAATCAAAAATATTTTGGATATGATTTACATCCTTTTAACGATCACGATATATGTCTATATAATATTTACAATTCACATGGTGAGTATGATTATCATGTTGATACTTCAAGATCAGATCTGTGGGATATGAAACTAACAGTGTTGGTAAATTTATCGACAGAAAAATTTACAGGAGGACAATTCATGATATACAACGGTGTAGAATACGAAGCACCAGAATTAGCTGAACCTGGTTCAGTGTTGATTATCAAGTCTTTCTTGAATCACAAGGTCAAGCCGATCCTCTCAGGACAAAGGAAAACCCTGACTTTATTCGGTTGCGGACCGAAACTAAAATGAATATACTACTAGGATTATGCCATTAAAGAAATTACAGTTTGCACCAGGATTCAATAAACAGGCTACAGCATCAGGCGCTGAAGGTCAGTGGATAGATGGTGACAATGTCAGATTTAGAACTGGACTACCAGAAAAGATAGGTGGCTGGAAACAACTCACTGTGGCTCAAAAAGAGCTACCTGGTGTTGCTAGAGCACAACACGCTTTTACCTCTTTGGATGGTGAGAAGTACACAGCTATAGGCACATCTCAAGGTTTGTTTCTATATTATGGTGAGGACTTCTACGATATCTCACCTTTAGCAACTGCCATAACAGGTGCTACTTTTACATCAACAAACAACAATGCAACCGTAACGATAAACAAAGCCTCTCATGGTTTGGCCATAGGTAGATATGTAACTTTCTCTTCAGTAACATTACCTGGCGGTGGAGCTACAGGATACGCAACAACAGAATTTACAGAGAAAAGTTATGAAATTATAACTGCAGCTACAAACTCATTTACAATTACCATGTCCGCTGTTGAGTCAGGGACTGGTATGACTGCAGCAGGTTCTGCATCTATCGATCCATACGAAACTGTTGGACCAACTTTTCAAACAACAGGTTATGGTTGGGGTACATATCTTTGGGGTGACTCTACATGGGGCACGGCAAGAACGGTATCTGATGTAACGTTAGATCCAGGTATCTGGTCACTTGATAACTTTGGTGAAGTATTGGTTGCAACTATACACAACGGCAAAACTTTTACTTGGAACGCTGGAGCTACAAACCCTAGAACAATTCGAGCATCCACAACAACCACAAATTTTCAAACTACAAATAATCCAACAAGATCTCTCATGACACTTGTGTCTGACAGAGATAGACACTTGTTTCATCTAGGAACTGAAACAACGATAGGTAACTCTGGAACGCAAGATCCTATGTTTATCAGATTCTCGAATCAAGAAGATTTAAATACGTATACACCGACAGCAACTAACACTGCTGGAACTTTTAGACTTGATGCGGGCAGCGAGATACGAGCGGCTGTAAATGCCAAAGACTACACACTTGTTCTTACAGACAGAGCAGCTTACGTAATACAATTTGTTGGACCGCCTTTTACATTTAGTGTCAGACAAGTTGGTACAGGTTGCGGATGTATTGGACAGAACGCAGTCGTGTTTGCTGATGGTATTACCTATTGGATGGGTGATGCAGGTGGTTTCTTTGTATACGATGGTACAGTAAAATCTTTACCTTGTTTAGTAGAAGACTTTGTATTTACAACAGATGGTGACAATCTTGGAATTAATTTTGGGTCTAATCAAACTATTTCTGCTGGATATAATTCTTTGTACGACGAAGTTATGTGGTTCTATCCTAAATCAGGATCTACACAGATAGACAGAGTTGTTACATATAATTATGCAGAAGGTGTTTGGACTACAGGATCACTAGCCAGAACAACATACGTTGATGCTTATGTATTTGAAAATCCTTACGCAACAGAATACACGCCAACAGCTACACCAAACTTTCCAATACAAGGTATCACAAACAGAGTTGGTGCAACGACATACTACTCTCATGAGGATGGCACTGACCAAGTTGCCAATGGCACAACAACTGCAATACAAGCTTTTATTACATCAGGAGATTTAGATATTGACGATGGTGAATTTTTCTCATCAATCAGAAGATTTGTACCTGACTACAAATACATTACAGGTAATTCTAAAGTTACATTGTTTATCAACGATTATCCAAACAATGCAAAAAGAAGTTCACCTCTTGGACCTTTTACTGTTACGTCTACAACAGACAAAGTAGATACAAGAGCTAGAGGCAGACTAATAGCTGTGAAAATTGAAAACGACGCTGCAGGTGAGACTTGGAGATACGGAACTTTGAGAATCGATGCACAACCAGATGGTAGAAGATAATGGCAAAGATAACTATATTTATACCAGAACCAAAAGATCAATACGAAGCAGAAAACCAAAGACAGATCGTTGCGTCTTTAGATAGTATGAAGAACCAACTTAACTTTGCTTTTCAAACAGAATTAAAAAACGAGCAAGATGCTTTCAACTACTTTATGAACTAATGACTATACAATATAAAAATCAAGGATTTAAACAAACAGACACAAGCAAAACTACGGTGCTTACTTGTCCTGCTGATGGCACGATTATAGTTAAGACTATATATTGTGCAAACAACGATGCATCATCAGCAATTTTAGTGAACATGAATTTTGTTGACTCATCTGACTCAAACACTGAGTATGAATTTTTTAGAGATGACGTTGCTGCTAAATCACAAATAAATGCTTCACCTCAAGGCTTGAATTTAGAAGCAGGCGATGCTATAACTGTACAAGCAGCTACAGGAAGTAGTAAAATACAAGGCCTGATAAGTTATGCTTTAATAGACAGATCGCAAGAAAATGGATAAGGATATATTAGAAATACACTGTACGACAGTTACCATTTGTAAAAACACATGGACTGGTAAAGTATATAAAGACGAAGAAGAAATGAAAGCGGATGTTGCAAATCCAGATACAGCCACAAAAATAGAACATATCCGACAGGATACAACTGTGCAAGTATCCCCAAGAGGTATGAATGCGTTACAAAAATTATTTAAAAAATAGTATACAAATCGTAAATAATTTTTTAACAGAAGCTGAGATCAAAGATGCAATGGACTTCTTTATGTCTAGTGAGAAGAAAGATTTTACAGATAGACAAATTGTGAATATACAAACTATGCCTGATATAAAAAAGAAATGCGAAGATTGCACTGGGGTAAACATAGACTGGTGGCAAGTTGTTAGATGCCCTGATGGTTCTTCTTTTCATGATCACAAAGATACAGCGTCAAATGAAACTGTGTATTCTACTATTATATTTCTTAACGATGATTTTGTAGGTGGCCATTTAGTTTTGGGTAAAAATACTGTAGTATCACCTGTAAAAGGTAGAGCTGTATTTTTTGATGGTGTTAATATAGAACATAGCGTAACTAGAAATTCAGGTGGAGACAGATACATAATAGCAGGATGGTTTAAATGAAGCCAATGGGCGGAACAGAATTACAGATGGCATATCTACAAAAATTTGTAGATAAAGAATTATTAGACAAAGTACAGATTACAACTTCTGTGCCAGAGAAGATACCTTTAGCAAAAGACAAACCAAATATACTATGGCAAAAAAATGCTTGGGATCAACCTAACATACATCCATGGTTCAAAGATAAAAGCAATCATAGTAAATATGATTGGTATGTTTTCAATAGTCATTGGAACTACGAACACTATACAAAATTTTTTGATTTGCCTACAATCAAATGTGTAGTTATCAAGAATGGTATAGATAATATACCTGCAAGAGAAAAACCATTTCATCCAAAAAGAGACAAGTGTAGAATCATACATCACTGTACACCATGGAGAGGATTGAACGTATTGCTTGGTGCTATGGAGTTAATCAAAGATCCTATGATAGAATTAGATGTATACTCTAATTGTGAAGTATATGGAAAAGACTTTGCAGAAGCAAACGATCCATCATATCAGAAACTATATGATCAAGCTAAAAGATTAAAGAACGTAAATTATATTGGATACAAATCAAACGAATATATAAAAAGACATCTCAAAGATTACAATATGTTTGTATATCCAAGTATATGGGAAGAAACATTTTGTATATCTTTACTAGAGTCTATGGCAGCTGGTCTATTCTGTATTACAACAAACTATGGTGCATTGTATGAAACAGGTGCTGAGTATCCTATGTATATACCGCACAGTAAAGACTATAGAATGCTAGCTAGAAAATTTGCTATAGGTATAGAGGCAGCAAAGAAAACATTATCACAACCCGCAATCATAGACCATTTGGAAAGACAAAAGAACTATGCTAACATATATTATGGCTGGCCAAAGATAGCTATGACTTGGACACAACTATTGAAAGGAATAACAAATGGAAAATAACGAACCAATAACATTTGACGTAACAGGTCAATCAGATATAAAATTAATAAAAGACCCTATCAAGATTATGGTGGGTACACCTGTACATAGTGAGTGTTCAATACACTACACACAAGCCCTATTGAAATTTCAACAACAATGTATGCAGAGAAACATACTGGTTAGTTTTACTTTATATAAATCATCACTAGTACAACAAGGTAGAAACTTGATTGTATCTGAATTTATGAACGAGCCAAATAAACATACACACTTATTATTTATTGACTCTGATATAGACTTCCAAGCTGAGTCTATATTTAAGATGTTAGAAAAAGATAAAGATATTATAGCAGTGCCTTATCCAATGAAATATATTGATTGGAGTAAAATCAAAAGAAGAATGGATGCATTTAAAATGACAGATATACAAGAGATTGCCAAAGCTGGCTTTCACTACCCTATAAAGGTAGAAGGTATGAACGAAGTAGTGGTGGACAACGGTGTAGCAGAGGTAACACATGCCCCAACTGGATGCATGTTAATTAAAAGAGATGTTATAGAGCGAATGATTAAGAAGTATCCAGAGCTAGAAATACATCAACCTACACTAGTCAATGGTGTAGAAGACTATAAGAAGAATTTTTACAATTTATTTGAGTGTTTACACGATCCAAAGACTAAACAATACTATGGCGAAGACTTTGGTTTCTGTAAAAGATGGACCGCTATGGGTGGTAAAATACACCTATATTGTATGGATCACATATCACACACAGGTGAGTACGAGTATTGTGGTAGATATTGGGATGAATTACAGGCATCTAAGAAGGCTATTGAGATAAGAGAAAAGTCGGTTGACCAGCCCAAAAAAATCACATAAAATAACAGATTACAGGA